ATCGGCGGTTTATCTTCTAAGTTTATATCTGAAGGTGGAAATCTTGCATTGAATCCAACTGTTAGATTCTCACTACCTGCTGCTACAAGCGGTGGATCTTGGGGTGGATATTATTATCCTTTCTTAACTGTTAGAGATTTAGGAAAGAACATAAGTGTTCCTCCTGCTGCAAATGTATCTAATAACTTTATTCTTAAATATGAAAATGCTTTACCGTGGTCAATCGTGGCTGGTGTAAGACGTGGAGTAATAGGCGGAAATGGAGTTGTAGGATTAGAAATTAATCTTGATCAAGATGATCGTTATTACTTAGAGCCATTCGGAATTAATCCGATTGTATTCCAAAGTGGAACAGGACCGACTATATTTGCAAATAAAACTGCACAACAGGTTCCAAAATCTGCTTTAAGCTCAATTAATGTTAGAGAGGTTGTAATTTATATCCAAGATGGTATTGAAGCAATCCTTAAAAACTACTTATTTGAATTTAATACAGCTCAGACAAGATTAGAAATTAAAACATTAGCTGACAACTTCTTATCAACTGTTCAAAATGATGATGGTGTTTATGATTATAGAAATATAATGGATGAAACTAATAACACACCAGAAGTAATTGACCAGAACGTAGGTATCCTAGATACATATATTGAACCAACTAGAGGAATGGAAATTCTTGTACAAAGAACAACTATTTTAAGAACAGGTGCAATTAGTACAGGAAACTTTCAATAAGAGGTAACAAAAGAAGAATATATAAAAAAACAAATAAAATATGCCACTACCACATTATACCCAATCAAGGGCCAGTAGCCAAAGGTACGAACCTATTCAGCCTAACCTATTTGAGGTGACTGTATTTTCACCATTAGGGGATGATACGGGTTTAATCTTAGAGCAAGTGAATTCAATAGGAGGATTAAATAATTTAAATCCAACAATTGAACCAGTAAATCAAAAGTATAAATTTGCTGATAGATCTTATGCAGGAATGCCAAGTTCTACAATGGTTGATTTAACTCTTAACTTCAGTCTTAACTTGAATGAAGCTAATGAAAACTATATTTACAATACTTTCCGTAATTGGAACAATTTAATCTACAATCCATTAACTGGAGAAATGGGATTAAAGAAGGATTATGTTGGAAGTATGATTGTAGTTCAATATAACAGAGCAGGAGATATCTTCAGAAAGATTACATTTAAAGATGTATTCCCAACAGGACAACCTGATTTTGTAGATGAGTTAAATTATACTACACAAGATGCCGCTCAATTAACAATGACTTACAAATGTGATCATTGGGTTGAGGAGAACGTAGGAGCATAAATTACATATTAAACTGGGAATATTATGTATTCCCAGTTTTTTTGCTTTCTCTCTAATATATAATATAAAATATATAATATAGAAAAATGATAATCTATAAATTACAACAACAAAAAACAAACAAAGTTTATGTAGGATATTCTGTAAATGATAACCCAAATAACTTTGGAACAGGAAAATATATCAAAAGAGCAGTTAAAGATTTTGGAACTAAAGCTTTTAATAGAGAAGTTATGGAAGTCTTTGATAATGATGAATCTTTGAGCGATGTATTAAAAAGAGTAGAATATTGGATTAATAAATTTAAATCCGATAATCCAAAATATGGTTTTAATGAAACTGTACAAGAAATGATTCCACAGAGAAAAAGACTTACTAAAAAATTACAAGTTTTATTAACACCTGAGGACGAAGAAAGCTTAAACACAATAATTATACAAAAATCAATGGAAAGAGCAACAAGACCTGTTGCAATATCTAGATATGTTAGACAATTAATAGTAGAGCATATAGTTGAAGAAACCAAACCAGAAAAACAATTAATAAAAAACAATTAAACGATGTCAAACGAACACCAAGAAAATATTAAAAAGGAATTTGCTGCATCCGAAGGTATACCTGTTGAAGCTACTGAAACAGTAGAAGCAGTAGAAACTCCTAAAGAAGTAGTACAAGAATTAGGTAAAGTTGATACTAATCGCCAACTGGATAAGATTACATCAGACGATCCGGAAATTAAGAGATTAAATGCAATGGTCGGTTATACTCAACTAGACTTAAATACATTTCCATCTAAAGGAAAATTTTATAGAGATGATTTTGAAATTCATATTAGACCTGCAAAGGTTGCTGAAATTAGATCTTTTTCTACAATTGATGAAAATAATTTAAAAGAAGTTGATGAAGGATTAAATAATATTGTATTGTCATGCTGTAAAGTACAATACGGAGTTCAACGAGGATCTTATAAAGATATCCTTGAAGAAGATAGAGTTTATTTAATTTTATCCATTAGAGAGCTAACATTTAAAACAGGTGAGCAAACTCTTATGATGCCAGTTAGTAAAAGATCTTGTAAAACTAATAACTGTAAGTCTCAAGAGACTATGGAGTTAAGAACAGATAATTTACAATTTAATTTAGTAGGGGATTCAATCGAAAAATATTATGATCCTGCTGATAAATGTTATTCTATAACAACAAAGAGTTATGGTATGATTAAAATGGCTCCACCTACAATCGGTGTAATGAGGGCGATAACTGATTATATCAGAGATAGAGAAGAGCAAAATAAAAGCTGGGATAAATCTACATTAGCTATCTTACCTTATCTACAGAGAGAATGGCGAGGATGGAATGAAAAAGATATCTTTGCAAAGATTACTTCTTTTCAGGGCTGGGATGCTACAAAGTATACAATTGTATATAGATTAGCTGAAGATTTAAAAATCGGTGTAAAACCGGAAATGGGATTCCCATGTAAAAGCTGCGGTGAGGAGGTCACCGTTCCGCTCACGTTTCCCGGCGGTATCAAGGCTCTCTTCCTTATTCCAGATATCTCTTCTGAACTTCTTTAAGGTTAGAGTATTATTATTAGAAAAGTTGCATCTCCAGCCTACAGAGCTGGATTTGCTTCCTTACTATGAGTATGAATATACTTTAGAAATTTATAATGATCTGTTAAAAGAGCGTAATAAGCAAGAGCAACAAAATACTAAAGAGGCTGAAGATAAATACAATATGGATGGCCTAAAAAACCAAGCAAGCAAAAGTATGAGTAATTATAAAACTCCTTCTATGCCGAAGATATCCATGCCAAAATTGTAAAAAATAAACCTGAATGGCTGCCGTAACATTAAAAGATTTAATGGATCCGTTAACTAAGATCCAAGCTGCTACTGAAGCAACTGCAGAAGGCTTAGGTAATTTGGCTTCGGTTTTAGATCAAACAAATAAAACTCAACAAGATTCTAGTCAGGCTACTGCTAATTCTATAGATGCCTTAGCTGGTAGTGTAGCTGCAAGTGGGCAGGTTGGTGACGGTATTCAAGAAGCTATATTACAAGAGCTTAAATTACAAACACAATTGTTAAAAAAACGACAAGGTGGTGGTATAGCTAATTTATTTGGAGGTAAGGGTGGTGGAAAGAGTAAAGGAATGGCTGCAGGTGGTAATGCATTTAAAATGTTAGGTGCAGGTACTATTGAAATGGCAAAAGGTTTATTATTATTTATGCTAGTCCCAAAAAAGACTGTTACTAAATTTAATGACTTTGTAAGAAACCAAATAGAGATGTGGGGTGAATCTGATCCAAAGAAAATGGAAAAAGGTGCAGCGGCAATGGAAGCAATGGGATCGTCTATACTTACATTTTCTAAGGCATTAGCATTATCTGCTTTATTATTAATTCCTGCTGCATTAGGTATTCCACTATTATATCTTGCAACGGCTATGATAGTTCCTCTATTCTTATTATTAGGAATGGGAGAAAAACAAATTAAGAAAGGTGCAGAGTCAATGGAAATGATGGGTAAAGGTATGAAATCCTTTGCTATAGGTTTAGCTTTATTTGCTCTTACTACATTCTTTATTTTAATGCAACCTACAATATTAATAGGCATGGTTGCTAGTTTAGTATTAATGGGTGGTGCTATTGCTTTATTAGGAATGGCAGATAAACAAATTAGAAAAGGTTCTGTTGCATTAGTAATGATGGGAATAGGTCTTGCTGTATTTGGTTTAGGGTATGCAGCCTTTGCAGGTTTAATGATGGCTGTTAGTCCAACAATAGAATCTATATTTATACAAGTAGGAGTTTTATTAGGAATTGGAATAGCCACAGCTATATTAGGAGCACTGTTTGCTAATATTGTTAAAGGTGCAATATCCTTAGCTGCTATGGGTGTAGGTTTATTAATATTTGGATTAGGGTACATTCCATTTTCTCATGCTACTAAAGATACTACAATGGAAGATGTTGGGGTACAAGGCGCATTATTATTAATGTTAGGTTTAGAATTTGCAGCAGCAGGATTCGGTGCAATGTTTATTATACCTGGAGCACTTGCTTTTGCTGCAATAGGTGGAGCTTTATTACTTTTAGCACCGGGATTGACCGCAATAAAAAAAGTTAGCTTTGATGAACAAGATGCTAAAGATTTAACAACTACATTAGCTGGTGTTAAGTTAGCATTTGTAGGACCGCCTAAGGGTGGTGGTGTTAGTGGATTCTTTAAGAGTATAGCTGGTGCAATAAGTGGTGGCGCCGATGCTGTTGCTATGGTTTCAGCAGCAGCAGGGTTTGCAGCAGCAGGTATGGCATTAAGTAAATTATCAGTAGGCCTAAAGGCTTATCAAAAATTAGATTGGACTTCTGAAGAAAGTGTACAATTAGCTGAAGTATTATCTGGTATAACAACCGCATTTGCTCAGGCAGGTGGAGAAGCTGCAACCCCAACAGGTTTATTTGGAAAAGTATTTGGAAATGCATTTAGTCCTAATGCTACTAAGAAAGGTATAGATTCTGTAATGGGTGCAGGTAAAGCATTAACTAGTATAGCAGTAGGTTTAACAGAATTTCAAAAATTAGTAGATAGCAAAGTAGACTTTAATGTTTTAGGAATAGCTATTGAAGATACTGTTGGATTTGTACAAAGAGCATTTGCTGCTGTTGCTGATGAAGGTCAAGTTGCAGCGGGCGGTTTCTTTGGAACTCTGTTTGGAATTAAAAAGAATAAGGTTGCAGAAGGATTAGACGCAGTCCAAGGTGCAGGTTCAGCTTTAACTGGTATTGCTAATGGATTAACTGGATTTCAAAAATTAATAGATAGTAAAGTTGATTTCGGAGATCCTGCTGATCCAAAACCAGGGACTCTTGCATATGCTGTAATTAATACAGTAGGTTTTGTACAAAAAGCATTCTCTGCAATTGGTAGTCAAAAAGATGTTGACAAAGGAGGTTTCTTTGGAGGTCTATTTGGAATTAAGCAGAATGCAGTAAAAAAAGGTATAGAATCAGTACAAGGTGCAGGTGATGAATTAAGTAAAATAGCTACAGCAATATCAACATTTTCTGGTATAGAAGATCCAGAGGCAGTGGCTGAAAAAATTAAATTAACTTTAGGTTTAGTTGGAGATGCATTTGCTAGTATTGGTGGAAAGGAAAATGAAGACAGTGATTCTTCTTTTTTTGGTTTAATTAACTGGGATGAAAATAAA